CAATTTGTACACTATTACATATCCACAGTATTTTAGTAACTAATACATTCCACTCTAAGCCTGTAAAGTTACCACTATTTGCAACGGTTCTAGTATTGGCTCCAGATACACTACCCACAATTGCATCGCCATTGGACATACCTGTATCAATTGAAGTTGCTTTTTTATTTGTATTATCCCATCCAACAACTTCTACTGTAGATGCTCCGGCTGTAAAACCAGTAACAAGAAATGTTTCTGCACCGCCTGTTGTTATTACTTCACCAATCTTAAAGTTTGGACTTGCTGCTCCAGAAAGGGTCATTGTGTGTTTTGCCCAAGCAAGTGTCGATAAATCTATTTTCTTCACATTGCCTTCTGATACATCTGCAAAAAACTTTGCTACGTATTTTTTTTCGTCATCACGTAGTACTTGTGTCTGTGCTGCCATCTTCTACCTTGTTACTTTCCGGCTCTTTCGAGTCTGTCTCCGTTTTGGTTAAAAAAGTTTTAGCGAAATCTTGTTTTTTTCCTTCTAACGATACCATCACTTTTTGTTGGAGTACATCACCTATCGCTGATTTTACTCCTGCTGCATCATCACTCCTGGCGAATGTTACGATATCACCTATTGTAGTTTCATTAGACATAAAATTTCCTCTGTTATTTCTATTATATTTATACTATTTATAAAGTTTAGTTACTAATCACCTTTAAATCTGGCTTGTTTGCTGAAGGGTCAAATTCCCAATTTTGTTGTTCTTCTTCACCTCCACCACCTTCTGCTTTCTCTGCTTCAATTTGATCTTTTATTTGATTAATTTCTTCTTGAGTCAATTTAAGAATGTGTTTATTGACATATTCTTGTGAAAAGAACTTACCGACAACTGCATCTCTATAACCCATATCATTCACTAACATTCCTAACCGTTCTCTCATCATTGTTGCTTGTTGTAGTTCCGCAAAATGTGAATCGGATTCCCACTCGTATACTAAATTATCCCTTATAATTCCCCAATCAGCAGAAGAAACTATTCCCTTGAGTAATAACTGTTTCTCTATGAGATCATTGAACAAAATATTAAATCGTGCACGTAATCTTTCAATAAAACGAGTAAATTTAACTTCATCTCTCGTAATTTCTTCAGCTCGTCCTAGTATAAAGCCGGAATCCTGTTCTAACCGTGAAGGGGGAACATTGAGTGCTTTGTATAGTTTTGTTTTGAAGTAATCAACATCAGCCAATTCACCAAGATTCTCCCCTCCCGGCAACGTAGAAATCTCTGTACCTCTACCACCTTCTCTACGTGGAAGCCAGTAATCCTCTAACATACTCATATGCTTACGTTCATCTTTGATTTCACCTGAATTAGAATCGTATACAAGTTTGTTCTTGTATTTGTTCATAATATCACGTAGATACTGTTCTGCCTTGATCTTAGGTAGATTACCAACATCAATGTAGAAAATTCTACGTTCAGGAGCACGTGAGATACGATAGATGACAACCGCATCTTCTAACATTCGTAATTGATTAAGAGGTTTGATTGCTTTGTGTAGATGACTTAAAACTAATTTTCTATCGGGATCTAATATACCAGAATGTGCATAAGAGATAGAATCAGCTGCAATTTGAACTGTCGTACCTCCAGATTGCGCAGAAGAAATTCCTCTTTCATTAAATAGATAATACTCTTGAAATCCAGCAGTATCTATAACTGGTGTGCCTTGTGCATCTTGAGCAACTTTTGGTTCTCTAATCTTTTTTATTTTTAGGGGATCTATTGAGCGTAGTTCTAATATACCACGTTTGGGGTTTTTATTATCAATGATAATGTGAAAATACAATCTACCATCAACGTACCATTTACGAAACATTTCGTAGCCAACTTTACGAAAATCGAGCAAACGAATCAGTTCTTTAAATTCGTACTTTACCTTTTCTTTAATATCTTCTGATAAAGTTGATTTTTCTAGGTTAATGCTGACAGGAGAATTTTCCCTATTTGCAACCACAGCCTCATTAATAACATCATCTATTGCTTGATCACATTCAGGAAACGTTGCCATCTCCCTATATTTTCTAATTAAGTCTAATTCATTTTTGGCATGACCTTCAAGATCTACATACGTACCGTATGCACCTCCTGATGGGCCAATTTCAACTGCTCCGTCTTCAGGCTCTGGGAGTGCAAAAGACTGTTTTCTTTTTTCGTCCTTATCCACTCTTCCTATAGAAAATCCAAATAATTCAACTGCCATACATTGTTCCTAATAGGTGAAATGGGAGTAGATTTCTCCACTCCCATATAAAATTGTTCTCTTCATTATATATTAATTAATAACCAACTGCACTTTCAGTTGATCTCCAATAACTACAATCCCATGTTACATCAAAAGATTGAATATCATTAGTATCCCACGACAATGCGATTTCTCCACAAGAAGAAGGCCACGCATCAATAAATTCATAAGTTTTAGTTATACCTGTACCTTCTTTTGAAAGTTGTTTGACTTTCAAAGATCCTGTATAACTATTGATCGTGGAATATCCTGCGGCTCTTTTATTAGTTGAATGAGAATTTAATAGTTCCATCCAATTTTCAATATGGTTTCTGATTTCCATACCTTCATCGTTGTAAACTGAAGTTGTCAATTGAGTGGCAGCTCTATTACCAGGAATATTCATTGCTCTTCCCATATAAGTAATTGTTGCTGCTTCTATGGTTGAAGCTGGGAATGTTGCGCCCTTACACAAAAACTTGAAATCACCAATAGTACTACCTGAACCTTTAGCGGCAGTAAGTTCACATTCAAACAAACTTGCTAATGCACCACCTTTTGATAATTTTGCGGTAAATGTATCGATTTTAAATGACATAGTTTTTTTCTCCGATGGTTTAAATTAAGATGTGATGGGGAAGTCTTTTTTTCAAGTACCCTCTTCAGGAACCATCGTCTTCCCCCATCCGTCTGTTATATTTATACTCTATTATTTATCGGTTATCCACCAATAATTTCCTCAAATTCCACGCCACTTCTAACTGCAACAAATTGCAGTTGAATGAAGTTAATTGAACGTGATGGTTTAACGTAAATATCTCCACGGAACTCGTTGCGATCAACAACTTCGGGAGTATTATTGCTATCATCACATACAACAGCAAAGTCTTGAATTCCACCTCTTCCTTGAATATCTCTCAAGAAAGGTTCAACAGTAGCGGTAAATCTACTTCGTGAAAACGAATCGTTGAATTCGAACAAGAAGGAATTTGCCATTGCGGAGATAGATTTTTCCAAAAGGATAAACAATCTTCGTACATTGATACGATCAAATGCACTTGGTTTTGCTAATAGTGTTTTATCTCCAAAAAGAAGAATTCCATTTCCCGGCATTGCTGTAACAGGATTAATCCCATTCTTATAAAGATTATCTCTCTCTGTTTTATTTGGATTAAATGGAAGTTTGATAGCATTTCGGATATTACCACGATCCATACCGGCAGGCGACCAAAAAGGATCACGCGCTCCGTCTGTAAATGCACAACATCCAGCGATATCACCATTCAATGGAACATATCTGTATACATCGTTGTACTTATCGTACATATATTTCCATCCAGAGTCAAGAACCGCATAAGAAGTACTTGGCAATGAATTACGGAATGCTACAACATCAGTAACTTCGCTTCCTGCGTTATTAACAACATTTGCTTGTGTAGGTGAAATAAATGCCACACAATCCTTACGATATTCTGCAATATTGTTAATTGCATGAATAGCAGTTGCCGCATCTGCATCGGCAGTCATCAAAAGTGTTACATCTACTTTTTCAGCATTTTTGAATTCATCCATAGCTGTCTGAATATTTCCAGCGGTTGCTGCTGTTCCAGCAGTTCCACCTGTCAGACTTCCAGAAACGATAATTCCTTTAGCGTTAAATGTTCCTGATGCGGCTCCACCCCAAGCGGTTGTTCCACCCATCCATGTAGCTATTGTATCACCATCTGCGTGATGATCCATCCAACGGAGATTACTTGACATTCTATTAACTAGATCTTTATAATAGATACTCTGTCCGTCTTCACCTTTGGCTCCGGCGGCAACTGATCCTGTATATGTTTCCAATACAGTATTATTTGCTCCAGTAAATTCTCCATCTTCGTCAACAACGACTACATGAATTTCATCATAAGCTCCGCCATTTCTTTTGGCATGGGCTGAAGTAACAGGCTCACTATCGAAAGAATCTGCATATTCCCATCTTCGTGAATATGTGTTTGCTGTAGCGGCTAGTAAAAATGGTTCTGAAACTGTCATTGAAGTGGCACTTCCAATTGCTGAAATTTTTCGTTCTTCGCCAGTTCCTTCGAATTTAAAAAGATCTCCTACTGTAAACTGAGTATTAAACTGAGTATTTGCATGACCAGTAATAGTAACTCCATTTGCGGAGGCTCCTGCAGTCATCATCATTTGAGATGCGGGTTCTCCGAATCCTGATCTTTTCTTACGAACCATTGCTCCAGAACCAACATCTGCTGTCCAACCTTTTGCGGATGCAACTGTAGCAGATGTAACAGCGGTAATTACAACAGTATTACCATCAGCAGATAAAGTTATAACATCACCTACTGTTAATTCTGTAGTAAAGGCAGTTCCTGATCCGATTATAGTATTATTTGCAACAGTAAAAATTCCTGTTCCTGTTAAGCCAACATCTGTATTACTATTGAGTGTACCATCTGCATTTGTATTTGCATGAGTAGCCGCACACATGGAAACTCTTAAACTGTTTCCGAGATCTCCTGGATATTTTGCAATGAATGCTCCGGCTGTGGTGATTTGTGATCCACCCATATCTGGGTCGTATGAATTCTCATAATGTTCATCATTTTTTACTTGTAGTGCTGTGGTCATTGCTGCATTATTTGCATCTGTTCCACTTGCACGAACTACTTTAAGATTACCTGAGTATGCGAGATAACTTGCAGCAGTAAAAAATGTTTTATATGTGGCAGCGTTTGGTTTACCAAATCGACTTATTAATTCTGATTCATTACTAACTACAGTAACATCAAAAGTAGGTCCCCATCTAAAAGGACCAGCAAGTGCACCTTCTGTCATAGACATCTCAGGTACAATAGTTGTTAAATCAATCTCTTTGGTTACAACGCCTGGACTAATTGTAAAAGGCATCTTATCTCTCCTTAGATTAAGTTGAAAGATTATGGTTTATAAGTTTTATACCATATTACTTTTATTTATCTTTTTAGAGTTCTCTATAATCATAAATATTAAGTGTTATCATAAATTTATAGAGGACATATGAATTACAAAGAAGCTTTTAAATTTTTAGACTGTAAAAAAGATAAAGAACGATTTCTTAAAAAGGTTGATCGTTCCGAAAAACATACAGAATGTCATATATGGCTCGCGTCAAAAAATAAGACAGGTCATGGTATGTTTTCTGTTATGGGAAAAACTATACCAGCAAGTAGATATGCGTTTATGATGTATGGTAACTTCTCATCAATTTCTGGAATGAGAGGTGAATTGGGACCTAATGAAGTAGTAACCCAAACCTGCTTCAATCCATCTTGTGTAAACCCCAAACACCTTGAAGTATCCAATAAAAGAAAGATAGGAAAAAGATTAACTATCCATCCAGATCAATTGGTTACAGGTTCTCTGAGTTTTTTAAACAGATTAAAAAAGGAAAGACCTGATTTAACTAGTAAAATTGAAGATTTAATAACAGAAATAAACAATCCACCTACTGAAGTTAATTTTGCGGATATTGATCCTTTTAGTAATATAGTCTCCTAGATTCTTCTTCTACTGTCCATACTGTACCAGCTTCATCTTTAAAAGATTCTGGTTCTTGTCCATCATCTATAATTCCAAATGGTAACATATCTTGTTCTAGCGTTTCCATTTGTTCTTCCCACATTTTCTTTCGTATATCCATATTTGTCATCTCCTTAAAATACCTTTGTTGGACTAACCACCCAAAGATTACCAATGTCATTGCTAGATCATCATGTGCTCCCTCCTCTGCTTGATACGTATTGTTTGTCAAAGCAAAGGTTGTTAGCTCTTTAATGGTTTCAAAATCGGATATGATCAACTGTTCTTGTTCTATCAAATCTTTAAGTGTTGCACATCCTATTCTCTTGATCTGTTTACTTGTCCTTAATCCTAACTGAATATTCTTTGCGAATCCACCACCGATTTGTTGTCCGGCTCTACCCCTCATGGTAATGATCATGATATTTTCATACTCTAAATCATAGTGTAGAGTATCAGCAACTTGAGATCCAATATCGTTTACTTCAACTAGTACATGAGCCATATTGTATTTTTGACCCACATTATAGATCACATTTGGGTATAACATGGGAGAAATTTGATTATCCCTATACATTGCGACTTGTTTATATGGCATTTGTGAAACATCAAATACGTTAAATGCAGAATAATCCACACCTTTCCCTTGAGCAGTATCTGCGATTAATGCGTATGTATGTTTTTTAATAGGTTGTTCATATACAAGAAGATTATTACTTTCATGTATTGGAGTTTTAAATACCATTGTTCTGAGTTTCGATGGAGCAATCAACGTGTATGTTGATCCTACAAACTCACATTCAAACTCTTGTGTAAACTGTACCTCAGAAGTGTTTCGTATTGTCTCCTCTTTCCACTTTCCATCACGACCAGGCACTTCACTCCAATGAACTTCTATTGGAACATAATCACTTCTTCCTTCTTCTGCTTCTATCCACATCTTATAGAACATATTCAATCCAAGTGGAGTTGATACTATGAAAACTTTTGTGGATTCACCAGAGGAAATAGTAGGATAAACTGAAGTGAAAAAAGACTCGGCAATATTTTGGGGAACGTGAGCAAACTCATCAAGGAAAATAATGTTAAAGGAACTACCACGAACTGCACTAGAAGAAGTTGCGGCCGCGATAACCTTAGAGC